ATTTGTCGGAATAGTTTTCGGGATACATCTGTCGGGTCTCCTCTGTGATACCAGTTTCGGGATAGGGCTCTTCGGTCACTTCGGAAGGTTCCAAGGTGTCCATTTAGAATTATGCCACACTGCGAGAGCTGCGGTGAGGTTTACTTTGGGATCAAACAATTCGTCGCACACTGTCAAGATCCCTTTCGCTTGTAGCCAACCTTGAGGCCAGTATGCCGAAGGGGTGCACCAGAATCCATTGATCTGCATGAGACCGTAAGAGCCGCCATTGGTGTCTCGAGCATTAAAAGCGGTACTCGTACAATTTGACTCGCGTTTCAACACTCGTAGGAGCGTAGGTGTTTCGGTCGCAGGCCATCCCACACTTAAAGCGAGGTCAAGAGCTCCAGCGCAAGCGGTGACAGCTGTAGTGACGGGGGGTGTAACTACGACTGGCAGTGTGCCAAGTGGGATCGTGGCGTAGGCGGTCACGGGGCTTACTTGAGACATGCCTTCAGGCGCTTTAGAAGCGTCCCAGAGCAGCACAAAAGGGCAAAGCCCTATAGTTACCCATGCAAAGATTTTGATCGTTAGATAGCTCATTGTTGAAAACTCAATTCTGTTGGGACGCCCCAGCTGTCGCCCGCAAGAGTGCGGAAGGCGATCTGTGCGCGGATGATTGTGTGTGTGTCTTCGTGTCGGAAGATCTGGACAAGGATTTCTTGTCCGTTGTCAAGGTTGCATCGCCCTACTTCGTAGATGAAGACTTTGGGCTCGGTCATAATTTAACTCCTATCGTCGGTAGAACGACCATAGATGATCAGTGTGCGCTATTGGGGGATTTCGGCGAACACTCTCTGAAAGGCTTGTTTGACAAGGGCTGGAGAGTCTGCCATAGCCGGCGTGATCTCATAATGAAGCCAATCGCCTGGTACGCCGTGAATAGTTTCTTTTGTGTATTTTTGCCACTTCTGTCGGTCGCATCTCCAGCCGCGTCCGAATGGTGCTATGTAGTCAAGTACGCATTCAAGGCCGAGCGCGTTCGCATTAGCGGTAACGATGTTTAGAAAGGCAACTGATCCTTTGCGACTTGCGTTCGGATGTTGTTCTGACTTGCGGTATGAAAGATCTACTGCGCGCCCTGTGGCATGCACTGACAGATTTTCGGATCCGCGCATATTTCTTACGCCCCACGACCCATTGTTCCAGAAAGCGCCGTTGCCGTAGCGAATTGCTTGTCTGATCCATTCGTCCATTCCGCTTCTAGGGCCAGCTGCGGCTCCGTCCGAGTTTCCTGTGTACGGTCTCGAGTTCGGTACTGCTGGATTCGCTGGAATCACGCTCATATTGTTGGCGGATCTTTAGGACGATCCTTAAGCCCGTTGCCTGCCAAGAGACCGATCAAGCCGCCTGCAAGAGTCATCAGCATCGGCGACAAGACTCCCCATGCTTCGGCGTCATTAGGGCTTTGCTCGGTAGGTTGCACAACAAAGAGAAGTCCAAAGATGAGCGATGCGATTGCCATGACGAACGATGCAGTAAGTCCGATTCCTACGATCAGGATTAGTCGAGCTTTGATCTGTTCGTTGCTTAAGCGGTTGTCTGGGTTCACGGGCAACGCCTTTCTAGTATTCCGTTTGCTTTGGTGGTGTTGCAATTTTCGCGGGTGCGGTCTGCACAGGAGGTCAGCCCAAGCGCGAGCAGGACACTAGCCAGCAGGATTAGGCGGATATGGGTTAGCATCTTTGACTGCTTGTACGGCTGCTTCCCATGCGGCTTGCGTGTTTGTTCCGCGTTGCCACTCAAAGAATAGGCCGTCTGATTGTGCTTCGTATTGTGTGCGGCGCGTTGCTTCTACTTGCGCGTACTGGTTGTTGTAATCAACTGTTGGCCATGCTGCGTCTAGTTCCGCTTGTGTCGGTTTTGGTGTGCTATCCAACCAGTCAAGGCCGTCATAAGTTTCGCCTGAAAGTGTCCATTGTGCGCCTACATAATTTGCGGTTAATACTGCTGCATAGTCAATCATGGTGTCACTTCCATTACTGTGATTGTGGAACTACCGCCAAAAATAAGGTCTAATGCGCGGCGGTTAATGTAACTTGTTCCGCTCGATGAAGCCATTTGCAATTTGTAGGTAGTAGCCGATGTTGTTGCAGGACTGTCTAAAAACATGAAAGGTGTTGTCCACATATGTTGATAGTTTTCCGATGGGTTTACCATGATTCCGTTCCAAACTGATCCATTAACTCCGCTACCAATTACAGTTGAGTTACGCACAAGTTGAGTAATAATTTGTTGCGAGTTAGCCGTGCCAGAGTTCACGGAACCCATAACCAAGATTTTATTGCTTGCCGATGTAGGCGTAATAGAAATAGTTAAGCCCGTAATATCTACAAAACTTGTTGTCGTAGCGGCAAAACTTGCGGTAATAAAAGCGTTTTTAACTTGCACTACGCCGCCTGCCGCAAAACTAAAGTTGGCGTTAAGTGACGCGGCGGTCAATACCTCGCCGGCGGTGTAAGTCGTTAGTGGCATATTTCTATCCTAGGACATTGTCTTCGTCAAGTGTGCCATATACCAAATCGTCCAAGATGAGCTCATAGACGATCGTTGTTGGCGAAGTGAAGTAGGTGACTGCATGCCCAGCGGACAAAGTAAGCCTGTGCTCCAGTCCTTCAATCGTCAGATTTTGGGCGAACTGGGTTGGGCCTGCCGAAGTCGTGATTGACTTTTGGATGTTGATCAGGTCGCCTACATCGAGGAGCGCCAAAATGTCTTGGTCTAGGGCAGGCGTGCCGGGGAACTCGGTGCCTAAAAAGTTAAAGCGTGCGATCGGATCTGGAACGATTAGGTATTCGGCAAGTGTAAGAGCTGCGGCGTCGTTATGTAAAAGCGAGTCTGTAATGGACTGGGTCTGCACAAGATAGGCGGCTTGGCTGACTAAATCTTCGGCGACCTGTGGCGATGATGCTCCAGCGTGCTGAATAGACGCGCGGTTCACGACCGTGTCGGCTTGAAAGGAGATGTCAATGGCGCTGTAGCCAATGTCGGTACCGTCATCATGGAACTCGGCAACAGGCACTCCAAGCGTTGTTCCAATCCTTGACTGGAAGGTAATAGTGCCTTCACGATCTACAAAGATTCTGCCCTGCTCGGCTTCGTTGATTTTGTTGGCATACCCTGCGACCGATGTACCGTTGGCGACTGTCCAAGCGGCTGCTCCGCCAAGGGTCGCCACGCCTGTCTCAATGCTCCGTGAGCCTGTGTAAGCGACTTCTGGTAGGTCTAGAAGGGCATTAAAACGCGCGCTTGAGAGCTGTTCTGTGACATTCCATTCGGCGAGGAAGGTCTGCCCTAACTGGTAGGAGAAGTCCGCGCAATTTACGGTCACGGTGTCCAGTCCGCCGAGAGTAAAGGTGTAGTCGTAGTTCACGATGTAGCCAACCCACAAAAGCTCTTTGACATTGGTTGAGCTGTATCGAGAGAAGCGAACTTCGCGTAGCGGTGCTAGCCCGGGCTGATTATTGTTTGGATCGTAGTAAGGCGAGGTCGTGTCAAAAGGGTTGAACACTCCGTCGGCGTAAGTGTCGTTAAGCGTAAAGTTCATCGTGCCATAAGCGAACTGGTCGCCAGTGTTAGCGCGTCCGCGTTTAGCTGTTAGCGAGATTGTGCCGTCCATAACGGTCGCGAATTGCGATGTACCGTCAAGCGTATATTCGGTGTTGTTTAGTTCGCCTTTGAGATCGTCGTCAAGAGTAAAGGCGTTCCAGTCGTATCCTGTGTCAATCTCGAGGTCGTAGTTACCTGACCCGATTACCGCTACGCCAGCCATTAGGCGACCGCTATGTTCGCAGGGCCATTCTGCCTATTGAACGCTCTGATCGCGTTTACGACAGCTGTGCCGATCTCCGCGCTTGAGCCAAGACCGCCAGTGATGTTGATCGTATAGTTGCCCATTCCACCACCGCGTCCAGATAGTGGGATGACCGCTTCAGGGCCACGCTCGCCGATCATTGCAAGCGTGGGCCCTGTCACGATTCCACCGTCCGCGAGCATAGGGATATTCGGAACGGAGAAGCCTTTGCCACCTAGCCCGGGTACCCAGTCAGGGAACTCGAATGACAATGAGCCGATGGTGTTATTCCAAAGTTTTGCAATGCCGTTAAAAAGTGATTTGTAGATGTTGAAGACGCCTGTGAAGTAAGTCGTGAGTCCGTTAAAGACTGCTTTACCGCCTGCGAGCATTGCGTCAAAGACTGTGTCCACGATTTTGCGGACTGTCTCAAATTTAAAGTAGAGCGTTGTAAGAATTGCTATAAACGCGACGATCGCCAAGATGACCAGAGTTACAGGGTTGGCAAGTAGCAGAGCGTTAAACACTGCGACAACGCCGTTTACGATCATTTGTGCGGCTGCATAAACTTTCATAGCGGCATTAAGAGCCAAGATCGTGACTGCGATTCCACCAATCGCGCCAGCGACAATTAAGAAGACTTTGGTGTTCTCTTGTGCCCACGCGCCAAAAGCGATCAGGTACGGAAGTAGCGCCTCGACTACTGGGATCAGTGCTGCACCAATTGATTCTTTAGTTTCTGCTAATGCAATCCCTAGACGCTTCATTCCGCCTTCGGCAGTGGCGGCAGCTGCGGCAGAAGCACCACCGAACGATCCGCCGAGCACATTCATTACATCTTCTAAAGATGCACCGTCTTTGATCATTGCTTTAATTTCTGGACTTAGTGCGGCAAGTCCTTTCATGTTTCCGCCGTAAGCCTTGGCAAGAGCGTCAGAGACGGTCGCTAGGTCTTTGCCTGATCCTGCGGAGATGTCTTGTGCGAGTGCTAGCGCTTTGTTGGCTTCCTCGATGTCTTTAGTTCCGCGTACAAGTGACGCCAGTGCCGGGCGAAGTTCAGAGTCCGCTACGCCTGACGCAAGACTCATCTTTGAGATCATGTCTTCGGATGCTTTGACTTGTGCATCAGTCGCGCCAGTGACATTCTCGAGCGCAAGCGCAAGCTGTACCTGTTCGGCTTGATCTTCCATTGCCGCTTTGGTAGCGCCTACGAGGGCAATGCCTAATCCTGCGACCGCTGCGGCTGCTGGGATCGCTGCTTTTTTAATAGCAAACTGTGCCTTCTTAGACGCGCCTTCAAGCGACTGAAACTCTTTAATCGCCTTCTGTGTGCCCTTGGCATCAAACTCGGAGATAATGGGAATATTTACTGATGCCATTACTCGACCACATTCCGATCAACTTTGTCCATGACAGTCTCAACGATTCGCCGCATCTCTGACTCAACTGTGCCTTTGTTCTTCTCCATTGCTTTCCACATTACTCTTGATCGCATGCCGTAGCGCGCCGAGAGTGCACTGCCAAGCCTGCCGTTAGCCGCCATGTCAAAAAGTGTTCCAGTAGAGCCCGAGTAGATGATGTTAAAAACACCGACATTGCGAATCTGTCCACGGAACTCCGAGACCTTTTTGGTGTTGATCTTGGCGGAGATTTTTTGCTTGCGTCCAGCGTCCCAAGGAAGCATCTTGAAGCCCGAAGGCGTAGTCCATTTGCGACCCATACCAGACAGTGGCACCGTGTTAGGGATTAGGGCGAGCGCGTCATTAATGACAGGTTTTGCGACATTGCGAAAGTCTTTTGCGATCTGGTTACGAAGCCCCGGCTCAACAGAGTTAAGTTTCTTGATCGCGTCTTTTAGACCGTAGATCTCGACCTTTGTGTTAAGTCCTTCAGCCATGTCACCTTTTCTTATTTTGTTTTTCTAGCACTGCGACAATGGTAGTTAGGTCTCGCGTGTCGAAGGTGTCAGCGTAGAAAGTGGGAGCCCACCCTGTCGCGACTACAAGTTCGGCGAGTTGTCGCCTGTAGCCGCGTCCGTAGGGTTTACATCAGTTGAGTCCTCTACGCCGATCTC